GGTGGCGATGTCATTATCGGTTCTGGTTCAGATGCTACTGATGCAATTAATGCTTATCGTGATGACCTCCCATCTACTTCTTATGCAGTAATGGATTCTGGTTATAAATATCAATACGATCGTTACAATGACAAATATCGTTGGATCCCATTGAATGGTGACGTAGCTGGTCTATGTGCACGCACTGATTATCAAGCTGATGCTTGGTTCTCTCCAGGTGGTTTTAATCGTGGTCAGATTAAGAATGTTGTTAAGTTGGCACACAACCCAACTAAGACTGATCGTGACGCTCTTTACAAGAATGGTGTTAACCCAGTTGTTACATTCCCAGGTCAGGGTACTGTTCTATTCGGTGACAAAACATTGTTGGCTAAGCCAAGTGCGTTTGATCGTATCAATGTACGTCGTCTATTCATCGTTCTTGAGAAAACAATTTCTACAGCTGCTAAATTCCAGTTGTTCGAATTCAATGACACGTTTACTCGTGCGCAGTTCAAGAATTTGGTAGAGCCATTCCTACGTGATGTTCAGGGTCGTCGTGGTATTACTGATTTCGTTGTTAAGTGCGATGCAACTAACAACACTGGGGAAGTTATCGACGCAAACGAATTTGTAGCTGACATCTTTGTTAAGCCAAATCGTTCTATCAACTACATTACTCTGAACTTCGTTGCTGCTCGCTCTAGCGTAGCATTCAGCGAGATCGGTCAGTAATTTAGATAAATAAAGATAAAGGAGATAACAAATGGCAAATATTGCTGACTTTAAAGCGGTACTATTGGGTGGCGGTGCTCGCCCAAATCAGTTCCGTGTTACACTAAGTTTCCCAAGCTATGTTGGTGGTGGTATCGTTGCTGGACAACAAGCACAATTTTTGTGCAAGGCTGCTCAGCTTCCAGCGTCTACTGTTGAGAACATTGGTATTCTATACCGTGGTCGCCCAGTAAACTTCGCTGGCGAAAGAACTTTCCAACCTTGGACTATTACCGTATATAACGACACATCGTTTAATATTCGTAATGCATTCGAACAATGGCAAGCAGGCATTCAGAACTACTCTGCAACAACTGGTCGCACAAACCCACGTGACTACCAAGTTGACGTTCAGGTTCACCAACTTGACCGTAATGGCGCAGATATTAAGGTTTACAACTTTAAAGATGCTTACCCATTGACCATTGGTGCGATTGCTCTTGACTATGAACAACAAAACCAAATTGAAACATTCGACGTAGAATTCCAATACAACTACTTCACTAGCAACTCTACTGAAGGTAATGCGTTTGGCGTTAATGTTACTATTGATACACCGATTGGTAACTTCCCAATCAATATCTAATCTTTAGGTAAATTTAAATTATGCAGGTTTTTGGCTTTGAGATTAAACGTAAAAATGAGAAGTTGGATGTTGGGAGTGTAGTAACTCCCTCATCCGATGATGGTTCCACTGTAGTCGCCAGTGCTAGTGCCTATTATGGCATGGTAATGGATGTCGAAGGTGTTGTTAAAAATGAAAACGATTTAATTCGCAGATATCGCGAGGCATCACAGTATGCTGATTGCGACGCTGCAATTGAAGACATTATTAATGAAGCCATTATATCTGATGAGCATGAAAATACTGTTAAGGTTAATCTAGACAAACTTAAAGTCTCAGACTCTATCAAGAAAAAAATTCGTGATGAATTTGTTGAGGTTCTGAGACTCTTTAAGTTTAATGTTAAAGGTCATGATATCTTTCGTTCATGGTATATCGATGGAAGAATTTATTATCATATTCTTATCGATGAGAACAATATTAAAAATGGTATCGTTGAAATGCGTTATGTGGATCCAAGAAAGATCCGTCGCATTAAAAATGTAACCAAAGAACGATCTCCACAAGGAGTTGAGATTATAAAGAAAGTTGATGAATATTTTCTTTATAATGATAAAGGTATTACTGAACAATCTACACAGGGTGTAAAGTTATCGATTGATTCGATTGTTTTTTGCCCTTCTGGTTTAATGGACTCAACTACGGGAATGACACTTTCCCCATTGCATAAAGCAATTAAGCCAGTAAATCAGTTAAAGATGATTGAAGATGCGGTTGTTATTTACCGTATCTCTCGTGCGCCAGAGCGCAGAGTGTTTTACGTTGACGTTGGTAACCTTCCTAAATTGAAGGCAGAACAATACGTTAATGATATCATGAATAAGTTTAGAAATAAAGTTGTTTATGATGCAGTTACTGGTGAGACAAGAGATGATCGTCGTCACCTATCAATGATGGAAGATTTCTGGATGCCTCGTCGCGAGGGTGGTAAAGGTACTGAGATTACTACTTTACCAGGTGGTCAAAACCTTGGCGATATTCAAGATATCGAATACTTCCAGAAGAAACTTTATCAGGCATTGAATGTGCCCATGTCTCGTATGTTACAGTCACAGGGTTTTAGCCTTGGACGTTCGCAAGAAATTACTCGTGATGAGATTAAGTTTAGTAAGTTTATTTCTAGACTTCGTAAAAAATTCTCAGTGCTTTTCTCTGACACATTACGTGTCCAGTTAATCGCCAAAGGTATTATTCGTGCTGATGAATGGGAAGATATGTCCCAGTTCATTACTTATGATTATCAAGAAGATAACCACTTTAATGAATTAAAAGATGCTGAGTTGTTGCAAGGTCGTATTACTATTCTTCAACAACTTGAGCCATATATTGGTCGTTACTATTCATCCAACTGGGTTCGTAAAAATGTCCTAATGCAAACTGATGCAGACATTGAACAGATGGAAAAAGAAATGGAACAAGACAATAAAGATAAACTTGGTCATGCTGAACTTGAAGGAACAGTAGCTGGCACACAACAAACTGCTCAACAGAATTATGTTGTTCAGAATGCGCTACCTGATCCAAATCAGCAACAACCACAACAGACACCTGCGAAATAAGGAGATATAAATGAGTAATGTTAAAAATTTAATTGATGCCATCTCAACTGGTAATGCTCTAGAAACTGAGAGTTCTTTTAATACAGCCATGGCTGAAAAGATTTCTTCTCGTCTAGAAACAATGCGAGCAGAAGTCGCACAGAACATGTTTAAAGAACCAGAGTCTGTTGAAGCCGAAGTAATGGATACCGAAAATGTCTGATCTAGTAAACTCAGTATTACAAGCATTGGATCAAGCCAATGCATCATCTAACATCTTTCGTCAAGTAGATGAACTCAAAACTCCAGCTGCAACTGACGTGCAAGAAACTGGTATGACTGAAGCCGAATTAGAAGAAGCCAAGAAAAAGAAAATGGATAAGTGCTAATATGTACTATGGTCAATTCTCTAAATCAATAAACAATGCGTTTGATATTGTTGAAAGCATTCGCTCATATGGCAATTTGATTGAGAGAACTACAGACGATTTAATTTTAATCAATGGTGATGAAACCGAATTTAAAAGTTTAGAAGAAGCAAGAACATATATTAAAACTAAACAACATTCAGACAACTTAGAAGAAACGATAACTAAAGAAATATACGAAGAATTAACTTCAAATCGTATCGCTAATATTATTAGAGAATATCACGACGTAAAAGTAACAGATACATTAATAGAATCATATATCGAACTTGCTTCTTCTAACATATTTACAATCGATCCAGTCGTTCAAGAAATTCGTAAACTTAATAAAGTTGATGTTGTAGTTGAAGGTAAGCTACACTACGACTTAGCTGATGGTTCTATAGTTGCAATTAGTGAGTCCACGCAAGTATTACTAAATAACTTATTGGCAAACCAAAAAGAAATTATCGAGTACATGAGAGAAGGTAAAGATAACTTCCTTCATGTGCTTGAAAGAATAGAGGAATAAGAAATGGCTTTAAACGTAACTATACTTAAGAACACTGCGCAAGAAGTGATCATTAAGACAGATGGTACTGATGATTCAGCAACTGTCGCTTTAACAGATTTGTTAACTTATGGTTCTATGGTTCAAATTGATGCTACTTGGACAGCAAGTAGCGGTAGTGATCAGTTAACAATTGGTGGATATGATCAATTCGTTGAAACTGATATTGATCGTTTTACAAACGCTGAAGTATTCTACAAAGATGGTGACGCATTTATCTCTTTAGGATTTATTGAATCTGTTAATACTGATACTAACGCAACTCTAAAAGCAAATTCTCCAGAAACAGTATCTGGCGCAGATGCTTATGTTAAATTCACAACACAAGTAATTGACGGTACTCCATCAGTTAACATTGTTTCTGTAATTGCTTCTGGTTGGTTGGGTTCCAAATATACTATTACTCGTGGTGATTTTAACGTATTTACTTGTGCCCCAGAAAACTCTCCAGCAATTCAATTCAATCAGTATGGTATTAGCGAAAGCGTAAACAATACTGAAGATCTGGTTATTAGTCATGGTCTTTCTAATGATGTTACTTATCCAGATTCTAATTGCCAATCTTGGATTGTTCTGCGTAAGATTTCTGGATTTAAAACTAAGATCGAAAATGCTACTTATGGCGCATACGATGATCCACTACGTGTTGGTGCTAGAACTAATATTCTTGGTAGCCCAGACTATGTTGATCCAGGAGAATTCTAATGAGACTTATTAGAGAAGTTTTAGATAACCCAGTTCGTTTAGTTATAGAGAGCCGAGAAATCGGCAAACCTAAACAACACTTTATTGAAGGTGTATTTCTTCAATCAGAACTTGTTAATCGCAATGGACGTATGTATACTGAGAAGGTGATGGATAACGAAGTTGCTCGTTACATTAAAGAGTACGTTCAGAAAAATCGTGCATACGGTGAATTGGGACACCCAGAAAATCCACAGATTAATCTGGATCGTGTTTCTCATATGATTACATCTTTGAAGAAAGATGGTACCAATTACATTGGTAAAGCAAAGATTCTAGACACACCTATGGGTAAGATCGCTATGGGTCTTCTCGATGGTGGCGCAAACCTTGGCGTTTCTAGTCGAGCACTCGGCTCTCTCAAAACAAATAATGAGGGTGTTCAAGTTGTTCAAGACGACTTCATGCTGTCCACGGCAGCTGATATCGTTGCTGATCCTTCTGCCCCTGATGCTTTCGTAAGAGGTATCATGGAAAGTAGGGAATGGATTTTTGTTGATGGAAAGTTTGTGGAAAAGCATATCGAAGAAACAGCTTCTTTTATTAAGAAAACGTCTTCACGCAATCTAGAAGAAGCGAAAGTTATCGCTTTTCAAAATTTCCTGAGTAAAATCAGATAAATAATAAATAATATAGAACTATTCCAGTTAGGAGAAAAACAAATGTCAATCGAACAAAAAATCGCCGAGATGTTAGCCGAGTCTAGCCAGCTAGATGAGTTTAAGGTTTCAGGTAAAGAGGGTGGTATGGATACAGGTAAAGATGGAGCACAGGCTGGTGATAAATCAGTTATGCGCACTGCTACTAATACTGTACCAAATGGTGGTGAAACACCAAACCCAGATAGCGCACGCAATAACGTAGACAACGAAGATGAAGCAGCTAATGCTACATCTAAGAAAGCCAATCGTGCTACTGCAAACGCAGCAGCTGGCGACCAAGCTGTAATTCGCACAGGCGATGCAGTCAAGGGTGTTAAAGAAGATATCGACGCACTTATGAATGGTGAAGAACTTTCTGAAGAGTTCCGTGCTAAGGCAACAACCATTTATGAAGCAGCTGTCATGACTCGTGTCAAAGAAGAAGTTGCACGAATCGAAGAAGAGTTTGAATCTAAACTTGTTGAACAAGTTGAAGAAATCAAAGAGGGTCTTGTTGAAAAAGTTGATGGATACCTCGACTACGTTGTCGAGCAGTGGATTGCACAGAATGAAATAGCCCTTGAGCATGGTATGAAGTCTGAAATTCTTGAAGGTTTCGTATCTGGTATGAAAGAACTTTTTGTAGAGCACTATATCGATATTCCTGAAGAGAAATTCGATGTACTAGGTACTCTAGAAGAAAAGGTTGAAGAGTTAGAAGCAAAATTGAATGAACAAGTTGCATCAAATGTCGAATTGAATAAAACAATCGGTGGTTTGAAGCGTGCTGAATTAGTTCAAGAAACTTCTAGTGGTTTAACTGATACCGAATCTGAAAAGTTGAAAGCATTGGCTGAAGAACTTTCTTACGAAGATGAAGAGTCTTTCAAATCTAAAATACAAACTATCCGTGAAAATTACTTCACTACTAAAGCGCAAGCAGATGTTAAGTCTGTTGTAACAGATACTCCAGTAGAAACATTGTCTGAAGAAAAGAAATTGGATCCAACAATGGCTGCTTACACAAGTATCCTTAACCGCAACAAATAAAAGGAAATAAAATGACAAATTTACGTCAAGATTTAGTTAAAAAGTGGGCTCCTGTATTGGACCACGAGGGCGCAGCCCCAATCAAGGAACAGTATCGTCGCGAAGTTACTGCTGTTCTTCTAGAAAACCAAGAACGCGAAATGCGTCAAGCACGCCAAGCAATGGGCGAGTTGAACGAAGCTGCACCAGCTAACGCTGTTGGTGCATACGGTGACACTGGCGGTTTCGCTAAGTTTGATCCAGTATTGATCAGCTTGGTTCGTCGTGCAATGCCACAATTGATCGCTTATGACGTTGCTGGTGTTCAGCCAATGACTCAGCCAACTGGTTTGATCTTCGCAATGAAGAGCAAGTATTCCACACAAGGTGGTGACGAAGCATTGTTCAACGAAGCTGCAACTGGTTTCTCTGGTGATGGTACTAGCAATGCTGGTTCCGCATTTGAAGGTAACTCTACTGCTGTTGGTCGTGGTCTTTCAACTGCTGCTGGTGAGCGTCTTGGCCAAGGTGGTACTGATGACGGTACTTTCGGTGCTATGGCTTTCTCTATCGAAAAGCGTTCAGTAACTGCTAAGACTCGTGCTTTGAAAGCAGAATACTCAATCGAACTAGCACAAGACATGAAATCTGTTCATGGTCTTGACGCTGAAGGCGAATTGAGCAACATTCTTTCAACTGAAATTCTTTCAGAAATCAATCGCGAAGTTATTCGTACAATCTACAAGACAGCTAAAATTGGTGCTCAAGTAGGTACTACTACTGCTGGCACTTTCGACCTAGATACTGATTCTAATGGTCGTTGGTCTGTTGAGAAATTCAAAGGTCTAATGTTCCAAATCGAACGTGAAGCCAATGCTATCGCTCAGCAAACACGTCGTGGTCGTGGTAACTTCCTCATCTGTTCTTCAGATGTTGCAAGTGCTTTGGCAATGGCTGGTGTTCTTGACTACGCTCCTGCTCTAAACAATTCTT